TAAAACTGTTACAAAAAACATCCCCTCAGTAGAAAAAATCTGTGAAACTAAACAGGTTCCTATCTATGGTCAGAGTGAATTTGACCAAGATGGTGCTATTTTGGGTGGTATTGTAGGTGGTATCATTGGTAACCAAATCGGTAAAGGCACTGGTAAAGAAGCTGCAACTGGTGTTGGTGCAATGATTGGTGCTATTCAAGGTGGTAAGGGTAGTCAAAAGATTATCGGTTATCAAACTGTAGACCAGTGTTACAATAAAACAACATATACTACTGAAACAAACGAAGTCTACGACTATTCCACTGTTACTTTTTATGAAGGTGGTAAGAAGTATTCAGTTAAGTTCAGAAAATAATCAATTTGGATTATTCTGCCCTTAGCTCAGTTGGATTAGAGCAACAGCCTTCTAAGCTGTGGGTCGTAGGTTCGAGTCCTACAGGGCAGGCCAATCCCAAAGATAAGAGGAGTAAATGAGACAAAATAGATATAATAAGTATAATAAAAGAAACAATGAGGAACGTCCTCAAGGTATGATTGTCCATGTCAGAGATGGCAATGTTGAAAAGGCAATCAGAGTTCTAAAAAAAAAGATGTTGAAAAACGGTATCTTTCAAGAACTCAGAGATAGACAATACTACGAATCAAAAGGAACGAAACGTAGGAAAGCAAAGGCTGCTGCAACCAGACGTTACAAACGTAAAATGGAGAAGCAGAAACAAGAACTTGGTTACTAATTTTATGGTGATATTATGGGAAAAGCAAGAGTTGATAATGACTCCACAATTAAAACACGCAAACGTAGGAAACCCATGTCAGCAGAACAAAAAGCTGCTGCAGCAGAACGACTTGCTCTTGCTAGGGAAAAACGTTTAAAAGAAAATCCCCCCGAATATAAATCAATTCACCCCTCTGTATTAGAGAAAGGTGATGACCATGCATGGTCACATAAAAAGGTTAAAGAGTGGATAAAAACTCAAAAGGGTTTATTGTCTGCCGAGAAAGCAAACAAACGTGCGAATGTAAAAGGTGCAATTGCTAAAGTTGCACAGATTGAAGGTTACATTCGCAACTTAGAAACATACTTACGAACTGGAACTTACACAGATATGTTTTGGGGTGAGTATCAACAAAATAGAGTAAAGACGGTGTGTTTGGTTATGGCATATAATCCAGACGGAACACCAAAAAGAAATGTCGGCACTTGGTATCCAGATATTGGATGCGAGTGGACAAAAGAAATGGAAGAGGAAAAATAATTCGCCGGCGTGGCTCAACGGTAGAGCAACTGATTTGTAATCAGTAGGTTGGAGGTTCGATTCCTTTCGCCGGCACCAGTTTTGCGGGTATCGTATAATGGTCATTACCTTAGCCTTCCAAGCTAATGATGTCGGTTCGATTCCGACTACCCGCTCCAAAATCTATTGACATTTATTATGTTTTAGGTTAATATATAATACTATGAAAAATAAGGTGATAAAATGATTTTAGTTGATATGAACCAAGTCACCATTAGTAACCTAATGATGCAAATTGGTTCTCGTAAAGATGATGTTGATGAAGACCTAGTTAGACATATGGTTTTGAATTCACTACGTTCTTATCGTAGTCGATTTCATGAAGAATATGGAGAACTGATTCTTTGTTATGACAGCAAAAAATATTGGAGAAGAGAATTCTTCCCAAACTATAAGTGCAATCGTAAAAAGGACAGAGAGAATTCTGGACTTGATTGGAACCTTATCTTTGACACACTAAACAATATTCGGGATGAGGTTCGTGAACACTTTCCCTATAAAGTATTAGAAGTTGAAGGTGCAGAAGCAGATGACTGTATTGCTGCAATTGTAAATTACATTGCAAAAACTCCAAGTGAGTTTGAACCAGTGTTAGTTTTATCTGGTGACAAAGATTTTATTCAGTTGCAAAAACACAACTTTGTGAAGCAATACGCACCAGTTCAAAAAAAATTCATCAATGGCATTGACCCCAACATATATATTAAGGAACATGTCCTTAAAGGAGACCGTAGTGATGGAGTTCCAAACTTCCTATCGCCCGATAATACCTTTATTGATGAGTTGCGTCAGAAACCACTGGCAAAAAAGAAGTTAGAGGCATGGGTGGACTTAGACCCTGCTGATTTCTGTTCTGAAGAAATGATGCGTAATTATCAACGCAACAAGACACTGATTGATTTGGATTACATTCCACAAGAACTACAAGATAGGATTCTAGAGGAATATCGTAAACCAGCAAAAGGTAATCGGGCAGGACTACTAAATTACTTTATAACAAAGAGATTGAGAAATCTCATGAACGATATCGGAGACTTTTAATATGACTAGAGCAAAAGGAGATACCTATACTCCATTACTGAGTGAGGTGTTAAAGAAGGTTCATAATGCAAAGACTAAGGATAAGAAAGTTGAAATCCTAAAGACTTATGATAGTGAACCACTACGAATGGTGATTAAGTCATCTTTTGACCCAAACATCAAATGGCAAATCCCAGAAGGGGACGTGCCGTTCAAGAGGAACGAAGCAGAAGAAGGAACTGAACATACGCTTCTACAAAAAGAAGCACGAAAGTTGTATAACTTTATCGAAGGAGGCAATGCTGCTGTCCCTCGTTTTAGAAAAGAACAAATGTTCATTCAAATGTTGGAAGGACTGCATTCATCTGAAGCAGACCTACTAATTGCTGCAAAAGATAAAAAATTGCACCAAGTGTATAAAGGACTATCAGACAATGTAGTCAAAGAAGCATTTGGATGGACTGACCATTACACAAGGAGTTAATAAAAATGGGTTTTGAATTTGATTTCACTAAAGAACATCTACAGGAAATTATTTCTGCTGATGCAGATGATTGGTATGATGCACTATGTGAGATGCTACCGAAATATGGTATTACAACAGAACGTAGAGTTGCACACTTTCTAAGTCAATGTGCTCACGAATCTGGTGGGTTTAAACGACTAGAAGAAAATCTAAACTATTCTGCAAAAGCACTACGTTCAGTATTTGGACGTTACTTTGGTGAACCCCCAAAGGCAGATGCAGATGAATACGCTCGTAATCCAGAGATGATTGCTAATCGTGTATACAACGATGAGTATCGTAAATATAAAATGGGTAATGTAAATGAGGGTGACGGTTGGCGTTTTCGTGGCAGAGGACTGAAGCAACTTACTGGACGTTACAACTATACAAAGTTTGGTGAAAGTGTGGGTATGACAGCAGAGGAAGCAGCAGAGTATGTTGCAACACCTTCTGGTGCAATCGAATCTGCATGTTGGTTTTGGGACACAACCAAACTAAATGATATTGCAGACACAGACAACGTTGTGTTGATGACTAAAAAGATTAATGGTGGTAACATCGGGCTAGAAGATAGACAGAAACGTTACAAACATGCACTACAAGTGTTGGGTATGGATGCTGAAGACCTTGGAGTAGATGACGGATTCATTGGAGACATTGCTGATGATATTGGTGTTCTACGCAAAGGATGTAAGGGTGAAGGTGTCAAGTTGATGCAAGAAGCACTAGGTGTTAGTGCAGACGGTGACTTTGGGCCAGGCACAGAACGTGCATTGAAAGAATGGCAATCTGCTAATGGACTCGTTGCAGATGGTGTTGCAGGCCCTGCCACTTTTGCGAAACTATTTGACTAAAATCTATTGACTTTTAAGTAACTCTGAGTTACTATAAAAGAATGGTGGGGGCAACACCTCTCTCTCAACTCTCTCTCAAGTTGTTCCCACCTACCTTAAACCCTTGATTTTCAAGGGTTTTTTTTTGAAAAAAAGTCAAAAAACCTCTTGACAAGGATGTTGTAATAACATATAATATAAGTATAGTTTGAGAGGTAACCTATGAACTTAGTAGAAATTAAAGGTGGAAATAAGTTTCAGAGAACAATCGCAAACAAGGTTGTTTATGAGATGTTATCGAAACTTCTTCCTCGTGTTCGCACTTTAGACATTACTGTCGAAATTAAGAAATTAACTGGTGATGCAGTTGGTTGGTGTATGATGGAAGACACCCACAAAGAATTCACTATTGAAGTGAGTAAAGACCTTACCCTTAAAGAATTTGTTTCTACACTGTGCCATGAGATGGTTCATGTGAAGCAATATTATCGTAAAGAGATGGATGGCGTTACCAACCGTTGGAAAAAGGGTGTGGTCAAAAAGGATACTGGATATTATGATTTGCCTTGGGAAAAAGAGGCATATCGTTTGCAAGACAAACTTACTCAAGAAGTTTGGGATGCAGATAT